CGTCTTCATTTGCCTTTGATAACAATTCATAATACTTTTTTGTTCCTGCCCTGTAAGGCAAGGTTAGGTCTGGAAAGGAGGACATAGTGATACCTCCTTCTGGCAGTCTATCAGCACGTATATATTGATTTATTTCTAAATCAGCAGCTATATTAAATAGTTTTTTATCTGTATATAAATCTCTTGTTATCATGTGACCAAAGGCAATATGTAACAGTTCATGTTTTACTAAGCCATACTTGTGGTCATCATTAAGAGATTTGAAGAATTCAGGATTTATATATAAGGAAGTATTAATTCCATTTCTTGCTACGCAAGCTGTAGGTATTTCTTTTATGAAATCTTTTTTAAGACCTATTAAGAACAAGCCATAGAATGGCTCACTAAATAGAATCTTCTTAGAGATTTTACTAAGGACATTAAACATCCAATTCAGTTTTTATATGTTTAATATTTTCATGCAGGTTGCTATCTGCTGATGCATTATCCAACCTTGTTGTTATTATATACTTAAATAATTCTTTATAATCATTAAGTCTATTTCTTTCATTTAATAGTCTGTAGATATTACTTATAGATGTGTCAAAGCATTCAAGTTCACAGACATTGTTAAGTACACTTTTTTTAATGTCAGCCTTTGAATTCATTGCTATTAAATAAGAAGAAAATATATCATGGCTTTTTAACACTTCTAAAGCCATTGTTAAATCATCCTCTGTTGCATTTACCATATCTATAATAGATAGGTAATCATCAATCTTTAAATGTTTCTCCATAAAGTATTTTAATATATACGCCTGGATTTTCTTTGTTATAAATATATTTAGAAAACACAGGTAGTAAACAATCAGCATTGTCATCTTCTATCCACCCTGCTTTAACCATATCATCTTGTACAGTTTGAGCAGGATTAATATAGTCAAATTTATGCTTACTAGATCTTATAAATGTAAATTGGATATGCACTGGATGTTTTACATTGTTTAAAGCATCTTTAAATTCCTGAGCATATTTTTCATAATACATTTTAGTTTTCTTTCTGTAGTTAACTACAGATTTAGAAGCTATAAAGTATTTTCCTGTCCATCTTCTTCCATTTTTAGAAGACGGTACATTCCCTGGTATGAACCATTCCATATTATTTATTTAAATACTTTTGTAGTAAAGATTTAAATTCTGCATGAACAGCTTGAGGCCCATGATCTCTTACAGAATCAGAGAAGTCTTTACTAAGATTTATAGAGAAGCCAGGTATATTGTATAGCTCTTTATATCTAGCCATAGCTTTCTTTCCTGGGTCATCATTATCTAAAAGTGTAATTAATGAATTGTATTTATTTTTTAAGTTTTCTATTATATAAGGTTTGATAATAGTGTTCTCACTGTCAGGAGCTATTGCCTCAATGGTTTTATAGTTGAAGCTCATAAGACACATGAGATCCTTTAATGAAGAACATATTATCAATACTTTTTTATTATATGAAAGCTGGTCTAATCCTTGTATATGATCAGAGACTTTTAAAAATTTATTATCTCTTTTCATTGGCTGGTAAATCTTATATATTTCAGATAGGTTAGTATAGTAGCCATATATATAGGAGTTTTTTATGCTTATTTCTTTTGTCTCTTCTCCTGTTTCTTTTTTTAGATTGTAGTAATCTATTGGCTTTACATTATATCTGTCTAATATTGCAGATTCAATTCTATACTGGAGCCAGTACTTAGCATCATTTTCACTCCATTTTCTATTAGATATATAATCAACTTTCCATTTACCTATAGGCTTAAAGCCAAATTTTAGCTTACCGTTTTTTATAACGTATTCATTATAGTCAAGCAGTATTTTTTTAATAGCTTGTAGATAAGCCATATTAAAATACTCCATTACAAAAGTAATTTTGTCACCAAATTTACCTGAGCTAAAATCCTTGAATAAATATTCCTTTTTATTTGTATCAACATATATGCACATGCTGGGAACAGAATCTTCTGTATTCCAAATACTTCTTATTTTTACATTTTGACCTGAAAGTTTTTGGTCAAGATTAATATAGTACTGGAAGACCCAATATGAAGGAACATTTCTTATATCATAAACTTTATTTTTAGTGTTTATCATAATAAGATAGGGGCAGCCTAAGCCACCCCTTTTTAATTTACAGATCAAAGTCATCCCCGGAGAATGAATCTTTGTTTTCAAATTTAGCTACTGTTTTCTTAGCTAGTTTTTTTATATGCTTATCAGCGTCAAATTTAATAAGCCTTGAATCTTCAACATCTATAGATTCTAAAGATGTTTCAGTCCTTGACCTCTTCACTAAAAATAAATCAAGGTTTATATAGCCATCTCTATTCTCCCATTCTCTCCCTCCTATACACATATTTAAATATGCAGAATTTTTAAACAGTTCAACGCAAGCTTTCATGAATTCAAAAATATCATTAGCTTCAATCATGTCTAATTCATCTCTCATCTTTAAAGTTTCAGATAAAAATACCATAGATTTCAATATCATATCATCTCTTTTTAAAGATATCCCACTTGGTAGAACTTTGTCCTGATAAGCATATTGAGAAAACCTAACTCTCCCTACCTGCCCTTTATACCTTGGTCCAGCAGGCTTTGCAGGGTCTATAAGAAATCCCTGGAATTCACCTTCTACAGGCTCTGTTTCTACATGCAATACAATATTGTATGCATCCTTATCAAAAGGTGTTTGAGAGAAAGTAATATCATTGATTTTTAATTTGTGGTTACCAGCATCAATAACTGGTCTTAAATTACCACCGTCCGACTTAATGTTTTTAGTGCTTAACATTTTTTAAAATTTTAAAATTATTAATCATTTTCATATGCAATCATGCAGTCTTTTACATATTGCAGATCATTAGGTATAAAGGCTTCTTCAAACATTCCCATAGGAGATTTACATGTGTTCTCTCCATTGTTTTGTGTTTCAAAGCCATATGTAAATGTGTTGTCATCATTCTTACGCACAACACCAAATAAAACAATAGAGAACAAACCTTCTAAGGTTAGAGTGTTGTCAATCATTTTACCTATTGTCTTTGCTTTTACTTTGCGATGACCATTGATGTCTGTGCTATCCTCTGAGTGAGTAAGAAAAATCACAGTCAAGTCATCACGTAAATCCTTTGGTGCCTTAGCTACAGCTGCCAGGTTAGCAGCAATCTGAGTAAATTTATCATAGCCTTTTTCATTGGCTCTGTCAAAGTACTCAAAAGAACTCATATATTGCCAATCATCAATGATTAAATTTTTGATATGCGGCATTTTATCATTAACATGCTTCATGGCTTTTAATATACCCGAAGAAGAAGATGTTGCTACAATATTCCCTTCAGGGTTTTCTTTATTGCAAGGTACATATTTTTTCTTCCAACCTTTAAAAGGTAAAGGCTTGTTAGCTATATTTACAACGAATGTTTCTTTGGGATTTAAATTTCTAATACTTGTAGATTTTCCTGTCCCTGAGTCTGCAATAATCAATACTGATTGTGCCATAATTATTTGTTTCTAAGAATATGATTAAGTGTTTGTAATGTATAGTTAATTTCTTCTATGACTTTAACTAAATCTTTTATATCAATATTTACTATTGTTTTTCCTTGAATAGGAAAAGAATTATCTATATCATGATCCAATCCTTTAGTAGGATCTGCAACTTCTATTGGTAGAATTGGGCGATTAATTTGTTTAGCTCTACCTCTTGTTGTTACATCATTAATAACTTTCAACTCAGAAACTGGTACAAGATGTGTAGTAAATCCTGACTTAGAAGTATGCATTTCATATTCTTCTTTCCACCAAGCATTGTATTTTAAAAAGTACAATGTTCTCTTGGGGTCTTCAGATTCATACTGCTTGCTTACAAATTCTGTATATATATCACATTCAGTTTCTAATTCACTTGGAAAGAAAGTAATATACTTATCATCCTTACCTGATGGCCTATAAGCCATCTTAGGCATAAACGCATATGCATTATCAATTTTAGATAGATAATCTATATGCTCTTGTTTGAGAGCTTTTATTTTTTCAGCCCTTTCATTTGGTGTTAAACTTTTTGTTTTAATCATAATTAAATTTGTGTCTGAGGAGTAGCCATTTCAGAAACTTGCATTCTTTCAAACTCTGCTTTGAAGAAGCTCATTCTTACATCGCCATTCCTTGCTTTAAGAAAATGAAATACTAAAGTCCTGTCATCTGCTATGATGTATTTATCAGGGCCATAGAACCTTATCTTTTGTTTTGCTGGTCTGTTAAGACCTATCAGCATATCAGCATGTTGTAACATAGCATCTGAGCCAAATATATCTGACTCAAGAATGTAGTTGCCATACTTACCATTGATAGCCCTGTCCGGGTTATCTATATTTCTATTAAGCTGAGATAATACTATAAACAAACAAGGGTAATCCCGTTTGGTTTGTGTAAAGAATTCTCCTAATTCAAATAACATATCTTGTCTGTTATTTTGATAGGGTGCTCTCTTTACTAAAATGGTATGGTCTAATGTTATAATAGTCTTTTGACCCTTGTGTACATTCATGTACATATCAACTTGCTCACGCATTTGATTGATAGTCATTGGCCTATTAATTTTATCAATAGGGGCTTTAACCCTGTCTTTTGCATACTGATGACATTGATTAAAAACATTAGAGTTTAATATACTGCCGGCACTACACAATTCTTTATATGTCTTGCCGGTAAGTGAAGAGAACTGTCTGATAGCAGATGTTCTACCCACCATTTCAAAGTTAAACTCTAAAACTCTAAAGTCATCTCCAGGATTAAGGTCAAAAGATTCTCTTACTATCTGATCCTTAATCAAAGTTTTGCCTGAGCCTGGTCTTCCACCTATAATTGTTAAGGTGTTCCATTCAAGTCCATCAGTACCTGCATCATTAAACTTAGGCCAAGGCGTAAATATAGATTTCTCTATACCTTGTTGCCTACGCCTCATGTATTTTAATGCTTCATTAAAGTCTGCATGTTGACTTTCCCATTGTTCTTTCATACAACTTTCTCTTTAAAGTGGTCGTCATTATTTTGCAACCCTTCTTTAGCCATGTCACAATAATCTGCAAGCTCAGATATTTTTATCTTATGTTTATCTTGTTTGCTAATAAAGTATTGACTTGTCTTCATGTATTGATACTCAGTCTTACTATACTCATCTACATACATTTTTGTAGCTTTAAGCACATCTTCCCATTTATGTTCATAGGTAGAGAAGAACCATCTGAAGTTTTCTATTAAAGTCTTTATATTATTTCGGGCAAGTTTGCCAGAAGGTAGTTTTTTAGCAGGAAATATCTCTCGGTATTTATTTACCATTTCTTTAAAATTCTTTCCTAATAATTCTATATCTGAATGCTTCATCTTCTTTGTATACAAAACATTCAGGTGTTTAACAACATTCTTTCCCTTAAGGGTTAATGATAATTTTTCATCTTCTAATTCTATCAGTCCTTTTTTAATTAGATTAACAGATTCATTTCCTTGTAGATAGCTTGATGTTATCTTTTCTTTTATACCAAACAAAAATAAGCATTCGTTTGGGGATATTCCATGCTTAGACATGGCATTAAAAAATTCCCACATAATTATAGTTTTATATGTAAATATAATCAATTATTACCAGACTATTTCATCTTTATTAAACTTTTTTAGTTTATTATTAATGCTGTTAAATATATCATTTGACTTCCATTTTTCTCTAAATATCACAGATGACGGAAGAGAACAATATAAGGCTGGATGTTTATTAATATAAGCAGAAAACTTGTTTGCTTCCTCCCCCATAAAGACAAATACAATGTCTTCCATGTTATCATTCATGTAAATAACTAAGTCTTTTACAAAGCCTTTCCATAGATTATGATGACTACCTATTGTATTAAGTTGAGTAGTAAAAGAAACATATGTTAACAGCACTCCCTGGGCAGCCCATCTTGTTAAGTCAGGGTTTCTAACATATGTATCATCATGCTTTTCAAGCTCATCAAACATAGTTTTTAAAGCTATTGTCTCTTCTTTTTTTACAGAAGAACTAAAAGCTAAGCCATCAGCCACTCCAAGTGTAGGATATGGATCTTGTGCCATAATAACAACCTTTAGATTATCATGATGGCATTCTTTAAAAGCTCTGAAAACATTCTTTATTTTAGGTGTAAATCTTTTGCTGTCATTGACTTCACCTACAAGATGCTCTAATGTTTTTTGAAATTCATCAGAGAATAAATATCTGTCAACAATATCCCAACCTGAGTTAGATAATTGTTCAGATAATTTTTGTTTAATATTTAAATAGTTTATATTTACCATAACTAAAATTAAAAAATGATGGAAAAGAAAACAACAGTAGTACTAAACCCACAAGGAGTAATTAAAAATATCACATTAAGTGTTGGTATATTAGAAGGCCTTCAAAATCTTCTTGTTCATTACCTTGCTCAATGCAAAGATCATGATGAGATAGTAGAAACTTATAAAAAGATTAACAAGTTATCCACTGATGAAAAAGTTGTATTTGAAGGTATTCAATCCCATATATATATCCTTGTTGCTTTAGTAC